ATATATATATAACTACGTCATATCTCTCTCTCTATAAGAGAGAGAGTAGTATTATATATAACTACTACACGCGCACGCGCGCGAGGAAAGTTCAATCGAACTTCTGCGCTGTGTTGAGGCAACATCGTAGTTCGTGTATATCTTTGATGGTCTGAGGCGGGAGACTCAGGCGGTAGAGCCGCCATGGAAGTCGTCCCAATCTCGGAGAACATCAAATGATCGACCCAATTACCGCCTTGTCCGTCGCAGCAAGTGCCGTGTCTAACATCCAGTCGCTCATTTCTGCAGGGCGTGACGCCACCCAAGCCATGTCGAAGTTCGCTGGTGCCTACGCGGACATCAACTACGCCGCCGAAAAAGCCCAAAACCCACCATGGTGGAAGTTCGGTGGCTCCGCCGAAGAAGAAGCCATGAACATCTTCGCTGCACAGAAGAAGGTGCAGCAGATGAAGAAGGACGTTGAGACAATGATTGGCTACACATACGGCCATGACGGTCTGGAAGAGTACAAAGAAACCATCCGGCGCGTCCGCAAGCAACGCCAAGACAACGAATACCGCAAAGCAGAACTTATCGAGGCACTCATCCTCTGGAGTGTCGGCATAGTCGCCGTTATCTGCGCGGCCCTCATCCTCGCAGCCGTCGTCTACTTCATCGGAAAAGCCAGAGGTAACTGGTAAACCGCGCATCTCACGCACGGCACCCAACTTCGTAGGGTCAAAACAAAAAAAAACACCCGCCTCCCAGACCTGCAGCCGTTAAGAGCTTGCAGTTGCGTTGGCGGGTAATCCTAGACGACACGCTTTGTGCAAAAAGTTCAAAGAAATAGCATAACAGTTTTGAATTTTAGCCAAAAATACTACCGGGGGGTGTAGGATTCCTTGCCATGTCCGGTGTTTTTCCGGGTTTTTACCTATCTCCGGTTGAGTAGTGGAAAATAAAGGGGGGGGTAGGGGTGTTTTGTGAGTGTTTGGTAATTGTTTGAGCGGAAGAAGGGGTTTTGTGACAATTTGCTAATTGTTTGAGCGGAATATCATGTATGTCTCGGCCATCGGCCAGCCCGCAGTCAGGGGGGATGGGGGTAGGTGGGGGTCGCCACATGGCCGTTTCCGTCGTGGGCCGACCGTCCTGACGCCGCTGCACCGTGCCGAGGTCTGGGCGCAAGTGTCTCAGGCTGCGACACATGGCCAGCAGATGCGCCGCAGATGCACCGTAGACGCGCTGTGCTGCCCGGCAGATGGCCACGTCGATGCTGTCTGCGGTCACCCTACCTGACAGCACGCATCGCCACTGCACGGCCCGCGTTTGCAGCGCGAGGGGATAAAGGACACCCCCCCCGCCAAGACCCCCCCCGCCGGAAAGTGCAATTGAACTATCCCATCAGCCTGTTGATCCGCTGTTCCAGTTCAGCACGGATGCTGTCTGCATCACGCGGTGTCTTGTCTTCTGTCTCAACCCGATCAACGAACAGGCCAAGCGTCTTGCCCAACAGTTCCAGCGCACGCACCTGTGTGCCATCAGCAGCATCGCCCCTGACACCGATACCTTCCAGCTTTTCAATCACGCGCTCCGCTCGAGAGAGCCGCTGCATGCCCTCTCTGCCCTTTCCAACCTCTGGGCAATCTTAGGGTTTGTCGCCAGCTTGTACGCCTCTTGATGGATGCTTGCTGCACTCATGTTTGATGCGTCATAAGCCTCGCGGTATGCGTCACTGAAGCCTTTGCCGTTGAGGATGGCCATGCAGAACGCTTCCTGCTTGGCTGTGAGGCCTTCGCTGTTGACTGGCGTCTTTGGGCCGCTGGTCTTTGGCTGGCCTTTGTATGCCCTTCCCCTTGGGGTCTTGGCCTCTGTGTTGGTGCCTGTGTTCGACGTGTCGGACACCACTGTCAGTGTTGGTTTGTTCATCGATCTGTCCTGCGCTGCGCTGGGCTTTCGGGGTTTGATGCATTCAACCCCCTGAATGTTTGGGGTGGTTCGTCTTGGCTGATCTGGCCCCAGCGTGATGCCAGAAAAAGTTCCAACGAACTTTCAACATCCTACACGTTCCCGGTTTTTTTGCCATCCCAAACCCCTGTGGTGATTGGGCTTTCTGCCATGCTGCATGTAAGGGGAAACAAGGGAACATAGGTGTTGACAAGGGTGCGAAAGGGAACTAAGTCTATTGGTGTCGGAAGGGACGGCGCGGCGCTTGGCCCCCCCACCCTGACCCCGGCACCGCCGCCACCTCTCAGCGGAACTGACATAAAGGCATCGCACGGCCAGTAGAGAGAGTTTCCCGCCTAGCGCGGATTGGACAGGAGCCACGGCTCGGCAGTCTGATCGGCCCACAAAGCAGGGACTTCCCACCAAACGGGGTGCAGCACTGATGCTCAGGTGATCGCCTAAAACGCGGTCTGGTATCGGAAGGGACACAACGGCTCTGCGTTGCGCAGGTTAGTCCCCCAGAGAACGGCAGAGGTGCTTTGAAGTGAAACAATAGTGCAGCCCGGCTGGGCTGCATCGATGGTTTCATCAGGAGGAAAAAACCATGAGTGCCAAGATGATCCTTGAGAATGCTGCCCGTTTGTTGCGGGCGAGTTATCCGGGCGCTGCTGATCGCTGCGCTGGCCTGATCGAGGCCTATGCCATCAAGGCTGGCGTGTCGCTGGCTGAGGCTGAACGTCGGGCTGTGTCGCTCGACATTGCAATGCATGCATGAGGAGAAACGTCATGAAAATTGAGTTCGAAGTAAGCGCCATGGACATTTACCGTGGCCCCAGCACTGACGACCTGATCAAGGCTGTGCGTGATCACGCCAACGCCAACTGGGAAAAGCACGGCTGGGACTTCCTTGCCGAGTGCTGGAGTGATGAAGATATCGGCGTTGCCATTGGCGCTGCCAAGACGCCCAAAGCTGCTATCGCCGCCTGCAAGCGGCAGGTGAAGGTGCTGGACGAGCACCGCAGCGAGATGATGGCGATGTCCAACTGGTGACATTCCGGTGTGCAGCCTTGAGGGGCTGCCATCCCGAATGCCAATCAACAAAGGAGACTGACCATGCTTTACCACGTCTACAAGCTGCACCTGTCCGACGCCGTTTCCGCTGCCGTCAACGCCAAGGGCTGGGACGGATCGCCGGAGGGCGCTGCCTACAGCCGCCTGCAATTCGCCAAGGGCGACAACCCCGAGATGCCCATGCACGTCATGTGCGCTGCGCTGGTCGGCCTGTACCACCACGGCCTGACGGTTGAGGCCCGCAGCATCGTCGCCGTGTTCGACTACGACAACGGCGCGCCGTTCGACACGGGTGTCCAGCCCATCTACCACTGCAAGGGCCTGCGTTCGATGTCGGTCGGTGATGTGGTGGTCAGCCAAGACGGCGTGTGGGTGTGCTGCAGCTTTGGCTGGGCATCCCTGCCGAAACACGCGGCCCTCGCCTTCAGCGTCATGGCAAAGCAGATCGCCTGCCAGCGCCCCAACGCCCTGCCCGTTGCAGCGTGAGCTTCCGGTGACCAGCCCTGCGGGGCTGGCATCCCGAGGATCACCCTCGTTTTTAGACAGCCAGATGGAGGAAACCAGATGTCTAAGTTCATTATCGCCGACGAAACCATCAACGTGATCAATGCCGCCGAGGCCGAGATCGCTGGCCTCAAGGCCGACAACAAGGCGAACAACGAGGTCGCCAACGTCCGCAAGATCGGTGCCTACTGCGAGTTGATCGCGTCCATCGCCCCGGTCAAGCTGGTCAAGGGCAACCTGCCCCGCGCCGTCAGCAAGGCACTGCGTGCCGCCCTGCTTGAAGAGGCGGGCCTGAAAGAAGCAACCGTCAAGCGTTACATCGAAAACAGCGTGGGTGCTGTGCGCCTGTTCGATCTGGGCGGGATGTCCAACGCGACCCCCCAGATGGTGCGCGAGTTCTTCGACGGCAACGGCATCGACAGCGAAAACAAGCTGGCCAAGGCCGTGAAGGGCGAGGCTGAGAAATCCAAGGCACAGATGCTGGCTGAACAGGTGGTCGGCAAGTGGTCGAGCGCCAAGGACGAAGACGGCAAGGTCGTCCAAGGCAACGTCTTCAAGGATGGCCTGTCCGACGAAGAACTGGACGAGTTCCAGAACGCGATGCGCGAGTTGATGGCGGCGCGTCGTGCCTACCGCAACAGCGATGCTGCCAAGGCGGCACAGGCTGGCGCTGGTGCGGAGAACGAAACCGTGGACGCTGCCGTCGCTGCCTTCGTCGCCGAGGGCTTGGGTGAGTTCTGATCTATCGGTGTCTGGCCCTGCGGGGCCAGCATCCCATGGAACAGAAAGGATGTGACATGTTCGTCAAACAAAGCGTGATCCGCGACCCGCGAGGGAATGAACACACCCGTTGTGAGTTCGAAAGCTTCGAAGACCTTGAAGAGTACTTCATCAAGGAACTGTTGGGCCGCAGCGACCTGCGGTCAAAGGTGATCGGCAAGGTGCTGATCTGGGGAAAGAAGGAAGAGTGACAATGAAAATAGTTTACTTCGACATGGACGGCGTCCTTGCGGATTTTGCCGCAGGGCTTGCCGCTGTGCGGCCAGAGGTGCGGGAGCGTTACGCGGGTGAGGAAGACAACATCCCCCACCTGTTCAGTGATCTGCCGCCCATCGATGGCGGCATTGAGGCGTTCCACAAGCTGTCTGAGGTGTACGATGTGTACATTCTTTCGACGGCCCCTTGGGGGAACGTCTCTGCGTGGAGCGACAAGGCTGCTTGGGTGCGGCGGCACTTGGGTGAGGCCGCAAAGAAGCGGTTGATCCTGAGCCATAACAAGCACCTCAACATTGGTGACTACCTGATCGATGACAGAACGGCCAACGGCGCAGGCAAGTTCACCGGAATGCACATCCACTTTGGAACGGAACGCTTCCCCGACTGGGACAGCGTTGTTTCCTACCTTTTGGGAGAAGCGAAATGACCTACACATTCCACCACGATGACGGCCACGGCTGGCTTGAGGTGCCGTATCAGGACATGCTGAACGTCGGTGTGACGCTCGAAGACGTGTCGCGGTTCAGCTATGCCGTCGTCATCAGCTACAAGCCCACGGTCTTCCTCGAAGAAGACATCGACGTTGGGGTGTTCATGCTGGCCATGAAAAAAGCTGGCAAGCCCGTCAAGTGGAAGCACAAGGATGTCGCTGGTAGCAGCGTGATCCGCACCTACCCCATGAACAGCAAGGGCAAGCGGTTCTCCGGCGAGGAGATCGGCGCGCTGTTCAAGGCCTGCGAAGAAGTGGGGGTGTTCGCATGATGCGCGAGATCGCAGAACTTCTGGCCTTCAAGGTCGTGGTGCTGATCATCATGTTCGCCATGCTGTCGATGCCTGACACATGGTGAAAAGTTCAAACAAACTAAACGGGAGATCGAAATGCGAACTAAACGGGAGATCGAAATGGAACAGATGCAAAAGACACTCGCTCAGATCGATTTGATCGCGCGTGACGCCATCGAGCACGGCGGACACGAAGAAGACATCGACATTGGGGTGTTCATGCTGGCCATGAAAAAGGCTGAGATGCAAGAGACACTCGATCAGGTCGAGTTGATCGCGCGTGACGCCATCCAGAACGGCGGACATGCCTTGGCCCTCGTCAACATCCTGCGTGAATTGCAGGCACACAAGGAGCGCGTGTGATGGAATACGAAGAGATCGTCGAGGCGCTGAAGCCCATGGTCGAATGGAATAACTTTGCCTACAGCCTGCTGAACCAGTACCAGCGCAAGGGCGAACTGTCGGAGCGCCAGTGGGACGCGGCAGAACGCATGATCTTGAAGGCCAAGCAGACCGCCGAGACCAAGAGCAACATGGCGCGTGCCGTTGATGTGTCGCGCATCAAAGACCTGCTCCTTCACGCCAAGGTGAAGAAGCCTGTGTTCCGCGCTGCGGCTCTGTCCTTTTCGCTGGCACCCACCAACGGCAAGAACGCTGGCGCTGTCTACGTCAAGCGCGGTC